AATTTTAGATGTAGGAGCTTCAGGATATTGGGAAAATTCAATACCCCTATCTTATTTTGGAAAGTACATAACCCAAGCTAACGGTAAATTAAAATATGATTTAGATTTATTGCAATTTAATATTGACACGCCAACTTCAATATTTTCAAAGTATAGAGAAATATCTTCAAACTATCAAGATTCTTTGTCAACAAAAGTTTATATAACATTACAAAATATTCTTGAAATTGGTCAAGTAGTATATCCTCAGTTTACAAATGTAGAAAATATTGGGATGAATAGAGTTTTAGATTTAGGAGAAATAACTTCTTCAGAAGATACAAAGTATAAGATTACTGATGGAACTATCATCTACCCACCAAAAGACATATCTGGATTTACCAACTACTACATAACAGTTCACATTGAAATTTCTTCTAAAGGAGTAAATACAGAAAACGTAAAAATTAAAAATATGGGATTTGCCTCATTGTCATTTGATGAAGGACAATTCTACTCAATCAATACTCCTGCTGCAGGAAAATTTTATCCAATAGTTAAAAATGAAGACCAGTATGTTTATAAAAGAAATATCCCAGTAGTCATAGATACTGAATCCTCTCCATACTTATATCTATCTGGAGATTCTGGAATAGAAGTTTTACCAGTTATAGATGAAAATTTGACAAAAGGAATTGCTGTTCCAATAAATCAAACACTAAAAAATAGTCAAGAAGTAGTTGGATTACAAATGTTCTTAATGTATAACGAATCTGATCTATTCACTGAAAGAAAAAAAATTGGTAAAATATTTAGTTCTGATGATTCGTATGATATTGTTTTAAATCCTGAAAATGATGGAAAAAGAGCTTTCTTAAATATTTTTGATTCCAATACTGGTACAGAGTTTACTAACGCCAGATTCTTTTTAAATGGAAAACTTGTAAANAATATAGTAATTGAACCATTAGCTTGGAACTATATTGCAATATCTTTACAAGAAAACTCCATACCCTTAGACGGAGTTGTTGGTGAAATTGAAATATATTCTGGATTAAAAGTAGACAATGTTGCAAGTTTNATGGAACTAAACCCAATTAAACAAGAATTAGTTNTTTATGACAAATGGAATTTAATTGACAATCAAAATTGGAGCTACTGGTCTGGATCCGCAACATGGACAACAGCTTTAAATCAAGAATCCTTGGAAGTAACAATACTTTCTTTAGATGGAAAAGAAATTTTTAATACCTATGCTGGTCTATCTTCTGGAATTGTTAATGATGATAGTATTCTTAATGTTACTCACGACTCTGTTGTAATAATAAATGACATATCTTGGGATGAATATTTGGTTTAAGTAAGATATTATGGTACAATGATGTCATGGATTATATAGAAGGATTACAAAAACTGCCAAACAAGCCAAAAGTAAGAGTCGTAGAAGACAGTGCTGAATACGGAATATATGTTTGGAAAACAGAAACAGGAAAAATATTTGGAGACGGNAATGGAAGTTTTATGAATATTCCAGCCCGAAAATATGACATATCTGCTATTAATAGAATTACTCAAGCTGCAGCACACTACGGTGCTGGTCCAGGAGAAGCAAGGTTTATGGCAGGGGTAACAAGAATTACAGATGAAGAGCATTCTGTTCAAATTGACAGAATGAAACAAGGATACATACCAAGTGAATTTGACGTTGGTGCTTTCCAAGATGCTGCAAAGGGGCTAAAGACACATGGAGATGAATAATGAAGTTATTGCTAGAATTGATAATTTAGATAAAAATAAGCCAACTGCAAATAAAACAGATGACTTTATGACCGAAGCCGATCTTGTAAAAGTTTTTGACGGCATAGATGCAAACTTTAAACGCAGAATCACAAGAATGAATAAAGCATATACTGGTCAAGACGGTGCAAAGTCTAAACAGTTATTTCCAGAACAAGACATTACCACAGCCTACGGTCTTTTTGATGTTGTTTTACCACCCTACAATCTTGATGAACTAGCATTCTTTTTTGACAATTCATTTGCAAACCACGCTGCAATTAATGCAAAGGTTGCAAACACAGTTGGTCTTGGATACGGTTTTATAATGTCTGATATTGTTAAAGCAAGAATAGAAGAGATTGACGACACAAATCAAAGAGTTAGAGCACAAAGAAAAGTTGAAAGAGCAAAGTCTGACCTTGCAAACTGGCTTGAAGAATTAAATGATGAAGATACTTTTACCCATGTTCTTGAAAAAGCAATGACAGACTATGAGGCAACTGGAAATGGATATATTGAAATTGGAAGAAAGAATACTGGAGAGATTGGTTACATTGGTCATATCCCTGCAACAACTGTTCGTGTAAGACGTATTCGTGATGGCTATGTTCAGATTGTAAATCAAAGAGTTGTTTTCTTTAAAAACTTTCAAGATAAAAAAACAGTAAATCCAGTTACAACAGATCAAAGACCAAACGAACTTATTCACATTAAAAAATATAGTCCAAAGAATACTTACTACGGAGTTCCAGATGTTGTATCTGCTGCAACTTCAGTAGTTGGAGATCACCTTGCTGCAAGATATAATATTGATTATTTTGAAAACAAGGCAGTCCCAAGATATATTGTTACACTTAAAGGTGCAAAGCTAAGTTCAGAGGCAGAGGACAAGTTGTTTAGATTCCTACAGTCTGGTCTTCGTGGACAGAATCACAGAACTCTTTATATTCCACTTCCTGGAGACGGTCCAGATAACAAAGTTGAATTTAAAATGGAACCAGTTGAAAATGGAATTCAAGAAGGATCATTTGATAAATATAGAACTTCAAATGTTCACGATATTCTTATGGCACATCAAGTTCCAATTTCTAAAGTTGGTTCAGATCCTGGTAGTTCAATTGCCTCTGCACTTGTTTCAGATAGAACATTTAAAGAACAGGTAGCAAGACCAGCCCAAAAGAATTTAGAAAAAACAATCAATAAACTTATTAAAGAAAAGACAGACATTCTTTTATTAAAGTTTAATGAATTAACTTTGACTGATGAAAATACTCAAAGTCAAATTGATGAAAGATATCTAAGAGCACAAGTTGTTGTTCCAAATGATATTAGACCTAGACTTGGACTTCCAGTAGTTCCATCAGGAGATACTCCAGTAGTTATGACCCCTCAACAACGTGCAGAGCAAAATGCTCAAATGGCTGGTACAAGACAAAGAGATCAGCAAAGAACTGATGAGGCTTCAGATTCATCTGCAACCACAACAGGAAGAAATCCTGGTGGCGAAGGAAGATCTGTAGTATAATATAACAATATTATAAACATATAAAAAATACATATATAATAGGATTACAATGACTAATTTAAGCAAGGCTTATTGGACTTCAGATAACGATGATATAAAGCTATCTATGCCAATTGCCAAAGTGGATGTAGAGCGTAGAATCGTTTCTGGGTTTGCTACGCTTGATAACATTGACAAACAAGCAGACATTGTTCCTACTGATGTTAGTCTAAAAGCTTTTGAAACATTTCGTGGTAATTTAAGAGAAATGCATCAATCTATTGCAGTTGGCAAGGTTGTTAATTTTAGACAAGAAAAGTTTTTTGATAAGTCTACAGATAGACTTTATAATGGTGTTTATGTAGATGCTTATATTTCTAAAGGTGCTCAAGATACCTGGGAAAAGGTACTTGATGGTACTCTTTCAGGGTTTTCAATTGGCGGAATAATTAAAGATTCAGAAAATGCCTATGATGAAAAGGTTGCTAAAACAATTAGAGTAGTTAAAGATTATGAACTTAATGAATTATCTTTGGTAGATAATCCAGCAAATCAATTTGCTAATGTTGTGTCAATTCAGAAAATTAATAATGATGCAAAAATAGATGGTATAATTGCAAAAGCAGACCTTGAAAATATCTACTGGTGTGAGAATGACGGTATCGTCAGACTTTCAGAAGTTGATGATTCAGGTTGCCCATCATGTGAAGTCAGTATGAAAAATATTGGTTTTGTTGAGACAAAGGATACAGAAAAAGCTATGACAGTTAAATCAATTTTAAACAAGTTTATTGGTTCTACAGACCTTGCTAAATCTGAAGACGTTTCCGAAACCCCAGAAACTTCAGGCGAAACGCTTGAAACAGCGATTGACAATAATGAGTCAATTGTTAAAAACAATATAAAGGAGGAGAACAACGTGTCAGAAGATAATACAGTAGTAGAAGAGACCGTTGAAGAAGTTGCAACTGAAGAAGTTGTTGCTGAAACTCCTGCCGAAGAAACCGTAGAAAAGTCAGTTGACGCAGTTGACGCTGTTGAGGAAACAGTAGTTAAGTCTGCTGATCCAGAAGAAGCACCTGCAGAAGATGCAGAAGAAGCTTCCGATAGTGTTGAAGTTGAAAAGTCTGTTGTTGAAACAGATTCAGCTGATTCTGAGCTTGTAAAAGCTGTTGACGAAATTAAGGTTTCAGTAACAGAGGCAGTGAGTGAACTTGTTTCAACAATTAAGTCACTAAAAGAAGAAGTTGCAGGTATCAAAAAGTCAGTTGATACATCCAATGAAGAAATTTCAGCGGTAAAAGGCAATCTTGAAGAGTTTGGAAAGCGTGTAGATGGTCTAGAAGACGATACAGCTGTCCGTAAGTCTGGCGATCTTGGCGGATTCGTTCAGGGCAATACAATCAAAAAAGGGTCTATGTGGGGTGGACGTTTCCTAAATTCCGCTGACCTATATCATTAAAGAAACTGGAGGTGAAATAAAAAATGACAGAAAATAATGAAATTTTAGAAAAAGCGGCTGCAGCTAGTTCCATCGTATCGGGTGGTATTGGTGGAGTAAGTACTCCAGCAGCTGGAATTCTTGACAATACTAACCCAGTTGGTACTTTAGTGTCTGATGGCGGTATTTTGCAGCCTGAACAATCACGTCAGTTTATTGAGTATATCTTTGAACAACAGGTTCTAGCCAAAGATGGTCGTAGAGTCACGATGAGAGCTAACACAACTGAACTTGAAAANATGAATGTTGGAGAGCGTGTAATCCGTGCAGCAGCCCAGGCTGATGCAACCTACACNAATGCTGATGTTCAGTTCACAAAGGTTACTCTTACAACCAAGAAGATTCGTCTTGATTGGGAAGTTTCAACTGAAGCTCTTGAAGATAATATCGAAGGTTCTGGTCTGGAGGATCACTTGGTCCGTACAATGACCCGTGCGTTTGCTAANGATCTTGAAGATCTAGCCATCAATGGTACAGGAACTGGTACAAACAACTTCCTGAATATCCTTGAAGGTTTCGTATCAATCGAAGCCGATGGNAATTCAGCAACTTACGGTACAACTATTGAAGCAATGCAGGGACTTGTTCTTGCAATGCCTCGTAAATACCGTGGTTCCCGTTCAAACATGAAGTTCTATGCAGATACTGAAACCGTTGCAGAAATTATCAATGGTCTTGGTTCTTCTGGTAACTTGAATTCAGAGCGTATCGTTGAGCGTGTTATTGATGGTGCTGCTCCGCAGACCCTTGGTAGCCCAATCGCATATCGTGTTCTTGGTCTTCCATTAGTTGAAGTTCCTTTGATGCCACATGGTTATGTATCCCTTACATTCCCAGAAAATCGCATCTGGGGCTTCCAGAGAGACGTAACAGTACACCGTGAATTCCAACCAAAGAAAGACACTGTAGAATATACAGTATTCTTACGCTTTGGTGTAGCAGTTGAAGAAACTGATGCAGTAGCATTCATGAACGACTAATTATAGTCAAACTTGGAGGGGGGACATTGATTTGTCTCCCCTCTACTTTTTATGAATGATATAATAAGATAGATGCATTATGGAAAAAGTTAAAAAAGATTTAATTTGTTTGTTTGTA